CTTCGTAGTTGACGTTGTATGGCGGGTCTGTTACTACGAGGTTAGCATTTTTACCGTCCATGAGCACCATATAGGTTTCTTTCTTTGTGCTATCACCGCAGACTAGACGATGATTTCCCAGAAGCCAAACATCACCACTCTTGGAAACAGGCGATTTTTGCAGTTCCTCATCCACATCGAAATCATCATCCTTTGCATCACCGTCTTCGACTGCAAAAAGTTTTGCGATGTCCTTTTCATCAAAGCCGGTTAAAGCAATGTCAAAATCCGCACCTTGCAGAGTTTCGATTTCCACTCGCAGAAGTTCTTCATCCCAGCCGGCATCCATAGCCATACGATTATCCGCCAGGATATAGGCTTTTTTCTGGGCCGGAGTAAGGTAGTCAACAAATACACACGGCACATCCTTAATACCTTCTTCTTTAGCTGCCAAAATACGTCCATGACCTGCTATCACATTATATTCCTTGTCAATGATGACTGGATTTATAAAACCAAACTCTCTTAGTGATGAGCGCAGTTTCATGATCTGCTGCTGATTGTGTGTCCTGGCATTATTTACATAGGGTACTAATTTTTCTACTGCTATCAGCTGCATCTCTGTTGTTGTTTTTCCCATTAGCACTGCTCCTTTCCCCAATTTTTGTTAGCATTATTTTTTCTTTGCCCGCAAAAGCAGTTCCATAGTATCTGTGGTATTATCCTCAAATACCTCCGTACAGTTCTGCTTTACAATATCGTAAATTTCGTACCAGATAAGATTGGCACTTTTCTGGTATTGTTGGGACATCTGCACAAAAGGAGAGGTCATAACCCCGCCTGTAGTTGGATGCTTTCCTAGTAGGCCATACGAACTCGTTGCATCTTCGCACTGAATATATCTGGCCAGTGCCTGTGAATAGGTTTCTATAAGTCTGGGATTGACCAGCCTTTCACAATTTCGCTCTTTTAGCCACAGCCAGGTTTCTTTATATATTTCATCAGCGCCTAAAGGAACACCATTTTTCTGTCTTGCCGATAAATATTCGCTGGGTTTTGGCATATCCATTCCTTCCAGGACTGCCCCTTCCGGCAAATCTACTGCAGCAAGTTCTGCTGTTTTTAAAACCGGTATATCATTTACCAGTATTTTTACTGTTTTTCCACTTTGTATTTTATCGGCAGCAGCGGCTGGCTTATCTCCTGCCCGAACCCTTCTGCCGCCACGATTTGTACCGTCTCTTGCCATTCGTTACACTCCTCAATCTATGTTTTAGGGTTAATCCCCTGTTTGAACTGCTCTTTTTGTGCGTAAGACCCCCCGCCCGTTCCTCTCATACAAGGGTTTTGAGATTTGACCTTCCCCTCCCTGCACCTTCATCAGTGCCAACGGTCACCATTTTGTGCATGAATCCTTGCATGGCACTCTTTACACAAAGCTATAAGGTTCTTTCTATCATGCGTCCCGCCTTTTGCTAACGGAAGTTTATGGTGTATCTCCTCAGTCGCAACGTACTTGCCCTTTGCTAAGCACTCTTCACACAAAGGATGCTCCGCAGCATAGCTGTCACGGATTCGCTTCCAAGCGCGTCCATATCTACGGCGTACAGCAGGATTCCTGTCGTACTTCTCATAGCGTTTATTTTCTTCTTTCTGGTGCTTCCCACAAAACCGTCCGTCTGTTAAACTAGGGCAGCCGGGATAAGAACACGGTCTTTTAGGTTTTCTTGGCATTTTCGCACTTCCTTCTAGTTGTTTAGCCTGTTTACATCACAAACATCTTATAAGGCATAAGAAAAGCCCTGCAGGATTGTTCCCACAAGGCTCTCATTTATTCTTCACTTTTCACGATACTAGTATATCATGTTCAGACTATAAATGTGTCCGCGAAATTACCTCTTACTTGCCATACAGTAAAACAGCCAGTTTTGCCAGTGCCCTATTTTTCCGGTTATATGCAGTAGAACGCTCAACATTAAGCTGACTGCATATTTCATAAACTGCACCTGTCTGACCGCCCTCATCGCGATAGAAGGTTTCCAGTACGTAGCGTTCCTCACTGCTCAGTTCTTCCCACGCCGGCTTGAACCATTCCATATACTCCACCGCCTGCCGGTAACGCTCCTGCAAAATGTCGATTTCCTCGATGTTCTTTAAGATGCGTTCTTCTCCTGCCTGCGGATTGTGTGTCCTTGGCATTCCATCAAACTGGGGACTGCGGATACTGCCCATATCATCACGGGTATTTTTGATTTCATTGCTGGTATTTGCAATGATAAATGCCATGCTGTCATAATCCTTCAGGGCATCCACTGCCGCAGAACGCTTGTCTAAATACTTCCAAATAACGCTCATATCCTTACCTCCGAAATTTTGTATTCCACTCGGATTGGCTTGGATTTTCATAGGTTGACTCTGATTTTCATAGGTTGGCTTTTACGGCCTCAATCAAGGCCGACTGGGAAGTATCCTTATTCTTCAGTGCTTTCATAATCCTCTCGTCAATGGTGCCTTTTGCTATGATGTGGGTAATAACCACTGTTTCTGCCGACTGACCCTGCCTCCAAAGTCTGGCATTAGTCTGCTGATATAACTCCAAAGACCATGTGATGCCAAACCATACCAAGGCAGAGCCGCCCTGCTGTAAATTCAAACCGTGACCTGCTGATGCCGGATGAATAAGACCAACGGCAAATTCTCCCTTATTCCACCTCTCAATACTGCCGGGAGAAGATATCCTTGCATATTCCATTTTTAGCCTGTCCAGTAGTTTCGTGATACGCTCCACATCATGCTTGTACCAATATGCCACGAGAATTGGCTTGCCGTTTGCCGCTTCGATAATATCCTCCAATGCATCCAGCTTTCTTTGGTGTATTTCCAAGATGCTCTCATCATCGGAATAAACTGCTCCATTTGCCATTTGGGACAGCTTGCCTGTCAGCGATGCGGCATTGGCTGCTGTTATCTCTCCATCCGGCAGCTGAAGGATGAGGTCTTTTTTCAGTTCCTCATATTTTTTCTTTTCCAATTCCGACAATTCCACCTCCAGCTGTGTGCTGATCAGTTTCGGCATTTTCAGATGGTCGGTGGATTTCATAGAAATTGTAATATCCGAAATCTTATCATAAATCTGCTGTTCGGCATTGGGCAGTGGCTTGTAGCTGTAAACAATCTGACCATTCCTCTTGTCTGGGGAGAAGTAGGCGTTTCGGTACTGACCGATAAATCTGCCAAGCCTTGCACCCATATCCAGCAGTTTGAACTCTGCGAATAAATCCATCAGACCGTTGCTGCTTGGTGTACCTGTCAGACCCACCATTCTTTTTACCTTTGGTCTTGCCTTCATCAATGCCTTGAACCGCTTGGACTGGTAATTCTTGAAAGAGGATAGCTCATCCACAACCACCATATCAAAATCAAACGGTACACCGCTTTTCTCAATCAGCCACTGCACATTCTCACGGTTGATGATATAAATATCCGCCTGTGCTTTCAGTGCTGACAGCCGTTCTGCTTCCGTACCCACTGCCACTGAATATTTCAGCAGGTGCAGATGCTCCCACTTTCCAATTTCAGCACCCCATGTAGAAGTGGCAACTCGTAAGGGACAAATGCACAGCACTTTGTGTACTTCAAAGCTGTCAAACATCAAATCGTTAATGGCAGTCAGCGTGATGCTCGTCTTGCCAAGTCCCATCGACAGAAGAATGGCAGCAATCGGATGACTCTTGATATATTCAACCGAATATTTCTGATAATCATGTGGCTCGTATTTCATCCAAAATCCCTCCAATCTGGTTCACATCATCCAGTACATACACGCTGTACCCAAGTTTTTGTAACATTCCATATCTTGACAGCTGCAATGGCCTTGGCTTTTCTCCCGGTGCTTTTACTTCCACAAAGGCAAACCTGCCAATGGGAAGAAGCACTAAGCGGTCTGGCATACCATCAAAACCCGGAGATACGAATTTCGGACAGATACCGCCCTGCTTTTTTACCGCCGTTACAAGTTTCTGTTCAATAGTCTTTTCTCGCATATTTCCTCCTTCTTTATGGACAAGTGGACAAAAAGGACAACTGGTTCTATATAATCCTTACGTGCGTATAGACATATGCCTATATTCATATTTCATATATTTTAATCTATATATAATACTTGTCCTACTTGTCCTAAAGTGTTAACCAAGCCTTATTTTAAGTTATTTTCAGATGGGACAACTTTTTCATAAATTCTCTGCCGGCCATATAGAACTATATTTTTTCGTTTGCCGCTTTTTTCCCACCCCTCGATTTTCATCATAATGGCCGCTATCGCATAGGAGTCGGATGTCTTAATGCCAGACAGATTATTGCCGAAACATTCACACCATATTTCTGCATTGCTTACCTGCGTTCTTTCCACAGTGCCAATTTTCGTCCCGCCGAAATCATCGCCGCTTAAAAAGTTCTTTCGTTCAAACAGACTCATGGCATCCCAATTATCCGGGAGCAGTGTATTTAGGTAATTCTCCACGAGTCCCTGTCTTTCATCGGTTTCCATGGCCTGTTTTTGCTGCTGCTCTGCAATTACAGCCTCTCTGCCTTCAAGGAACAGGTTCTCGCCCTGCTTATACAGATAGAGAGCTTCTGCCCATATCTGTGCTACATCATCGGCTGTTAACTGCCACGATTTTTTAGCAGAATCACCGCATACATTCACCGGCCAAAAACGGCGGTTGCCCGTAATATCACGGAGGAATCCATTCTCCGCATTGGTTGAGCCAACCACAATGCACTGTCGCGGATGGCTTTCCACCACTCTGCCATAAGATGGCCGATAAATATCATCAGTACGGCTTAGGAAGGATTTAATGGTTTCAATATCCACCTTTTTCATTCCTGCCATTTCTCCCAGCTCCAGAATCAAAAATCCCTGCAATTTTTCTGCACCAGCTTTATCCTTCATATCCGTAAGCGTAAGACTGTCGGAAAACCAGCTGCCAGCCAATTTGGAAAAGAAGGTGGATTTGCCGATGCCCTGTGCGCCCACCAAGATTAAGGCACTATCGAACTTAATTCCCGGATGATAGGTCCTTGCCACAGCTGCAATCAGCGTTTTTCTCATAGCCGCTTTCGTATAGGAATTGTCCTCTGCACCGAAATAGTCAATCA